CCAGGCGCAGGTGCTCGGTGGTGATGGTGCTCCAGGCCTCATAGGGCCGCATGCCGTGGCGGCTGTGCTTTTTGGTGCCGTTGCGCTTGTGCATCCACAGCTCGGCCATGGCGTTCAGCCGTGCAATGGTGATGGTTTCAGGATCCAGAAAGCGCAGGCGCGACTCAAAACCGCGCTCGGCAATGTTCTGCGACACCTCCACCTGGCCGGTAGCCCGGCTGTTGCGCGGCTTGTGCCATTCCTGCTTGATCCCCATGGCGCTGCAGAAGTTGCGGAACGGCGCGCTCTTGAAGCAACCGCCCTGGTCGGTGTACAGCATGAATGGCACGCCATGCAGCGGCATGGGGTTGCCTTGGGGGTCGTGGCGCTGGGTCATCATCCACATGAGGAAGTCCAGCGCGTTCTCGGTGGTCTCGCCCCCGGTGTAGAAGCGCACGGCAATGGCGTTGCTGGCGTGCTCTGTGCCTACAAAACGCACCAGCAGCTGGTCCATCACGCGCACCAGGTTGCCCGGCTTGTTCTTGTAGTGCACGCCGTCTTCTTCCAGCAGCAGCAGCTCGCCCTTGGGCGTTTTGTAGAGCACGCACACCGAGGCGTCCATTTCGAACACTGCATTGATGTGCTCGGTGCGCATGCGCACATGGGGCGTGGGGGCGGCCAGGCTGTGCCCGTCCAGGCCGCGCTGGCGCAGAAGGCGTGCCACGTGGTTGCTGGAGAGCCGGGTGGCGATCTTGCCGCCCTCGTGCAGCATGTCGATGGTGTCTTGCAGAGGGATCATCCATTTGCCTGCACGGCGGTCGTGCAAGATGGTGCCCGCGATGGTTTCAAGCTCAGCATCGGTGATGGCAGACCTGCCTGCGTCTGAGCGGCGCTTGCGCGGCTTGGCCAGGCCCAGGCGCTTTTGCGCTTGGCTGATCAGCGTGGCCGTGCGCCCCACCGACAGGCACAGCGCCTCGGCGGCACGCGCCACCACAGGGCCGCAGTCGCCATGCCCGGCCTCGGCGCACTCTTGCGCGGCGTTGGTGATGATTTGCATACGGATGTCGTCCATGGGGGTGCCTTGGTGGCAAAGGCCGTGACTTACTGCGCCCGCGTGTTGGTGTGGGGGTTTGCTGCGTTGCGCGCCTCCAGGGCGGCAATGGCGTCTTCACTGAGCCAAGACGGATTGATGCGCTCTTCCAAGTCCACCGAGATGCCAAACTCTTCGCACATGTCGGCCAGCTGCTGTGCCAGGAACTCAATGGCCTGGCGGGCGCGGGCCTGGATGGCATCGCGGGCACCGCTGCCAGACAAGGCGGCGTCTGCAGCCTTGAACGTGCGGTGCATGGACAGGAAGGCGCTGCTGGTGCCTTCGTCCAGCTCCTTGAGCAGGGCCTGCTCTTGGGCGGTGCGCGCCTCGCTGCCGGGCAGTGGCTTGAACTTGCCCGCCACCTGCTCTTCGAGCTTGCCAATCAGCTCGGCGCGGGTTTGCAGCACGCGGTCTTTGGCCTCCAGCGTGGCCTTGGCCTCCTGCACTTGCGCTGCCAGGGCTTCCTTTTCTTTGGCGTGCTTGGCAATGATCTCTTCGGCCAGCTCCACAAAGCCCTCCTTGTCGCCCGCCTTGGCCACTTCGATCAAGGCTTGCTTCTGGTCTTCGGGCAGCTTGCGGTATTGGCGCAGTTCGCGGTAGCCGATGCCGATGCGCTGCATCTGCTCCAGGGCTTCTTCGCCGAACGCATGGAGGTTGGCAATGTCCTGGTTTGCCTTCTCGTCAGACATACCGAGGAGCTGGCAGAACTCGACCCATGTGCCTTTCAGCTCCAAACCGTTTGGAGTCTTCATGCCGCTAAGTTGTTGATACAGCTTGTTTTCCTTCACCAGGGCCAGCTTGGACACTCCAAACGTTTGGAGCAGGTTGCCTGCTGCCTGGAATGCCTGCGCTTGGCCCAGCAGCTGGTTGACCAGGTCGCGGCCCTGACCGTAGCTGGCCTGCAGCTGCGCCAGGCCGTCCACAGCGGCCACTTCCGGCGCGGTTTCCTCCCCGTTCAGCACCACGGGCACGGCTTGGGCGGCGGGCATGGCGGGGCGGCCTGCCTTCTTGGGCATGCGGGCTTCCATCTGTTCGTCGGTGAGTTCTCTGCGTGTCATGGTGTTCGTTCCCTTGGTTTTGAAGTGTTTTTGGCCTCTGGCGCTTGTTGAATAAGCGCAAACAGCTATTTAATTGATAGCACCCAACTCGCCCACGGCACGCCCGTAGCGCTGCTGCACGTCGCGCCACTGTTGGGCGCCTGCATTGAGCGCGGTGGCGTAGCGCAGGCTGATCTGAATGACGTGCGGCGTCAGGCGCCAGCGGTCGCCCTTGGGCGTGAGCTCGGCCCAGCCTGCGGTGCGCAGGTTGTCCAGGTCCCTCGTCACGGTGCTGCCGTTCACGGCCAGGGCCTTGGCAATCTCGCCCGGTGTCAAGCCCTGCAGCTCGTGCCCGGCCATCAGGTCAATGAGCTGCAGCAAGCGTTGCTGCGCAGCATTGGTGTAGTCTGTGGCGCGGCTCATGCCTGGGCTCCGAATGCGGCCAGCTCGCGCTCTGTGGCTTCGCGCACCAAGGCTTGCAACTGATCAGCCAGCGGGCCAGGCACCACGGCGATTTCGCCGTAGGCGGTGTGGATGCTGAAGCCGCGCGCCATGTCGGGCACCTGGCGGGCCAGTGCATAAGAAAGCTGCAGCTCCGCGTCGCAGGGCGCGGCTGGCATAGCTGCTACCGAGGATTGCAAGGGCGCAGGCATGGGCAGGCCCAGGGCGAGGGCATCCAGTGCGTCATAGGGTGCGTTCATGCTTCAAACTCCAGCTCCGGTGTGGCGTAGGCGGCCACGTTGTGGTGGTGGTAGGCCACCTGCTCCAGGTGCAGGCGCAGGGCGGCCAGGGTGGCTTCGGTGTCTGCCGCCTGCGGGGCGGCATAGAAAGCGGTGAGCAGCTGCAGGGCGGCAGCGCAGCTGCTGTTCATGTCCAGCAGCTCGGTGCCTTCGGCCTTGCGGCCGGTGGGCATGGGCACCACCAGGGCGCCGCTGCTGGCGGCGAGCCATTCGCTCACGTAGTGGCAGCCGCAGGCCAGCTCGTAGGCCGGAATGAGGATGGCGGGCATGCGGCCGGTGGCCAGCCACTTGTAGAGGCTGTCGTGCGTGGTGCCCATGCGGTCGGCAATGCGCTCCACACTGAGGTGGCGCTTGGCCTGCGCCCATTCCTTGCACAGGCGCAGGGCGTGCACGAGGCTGTTGGCGCGCTGGCGTTTCAAAGGGGCGTGGGCCATCAGAAGCCCCTCCGCGCGGCTGCTTCCAAACAAATGCCGGGCTGGAAACGCTGCAAAAGGCTTTCGTGCTGGCAAAGTAGCGGCATCACTTCACCACCCCCTGAGAGGAGACGGGACATGAGCCCAACGTCGCTGCGCTATGACTGCCTTGCATGCCGCAAGGAGGTGTATCCGTCCATCCCGGTTGTGCCGCCTGCACAGTGGGACTGGCGCCAACGGCAGGCGCCGCGTGTGCTGTGCCCGGATTGCGGCTGTGCGTGTGCGCCGTATGCGTGGCGCCTGGTGGCGTTTGAGGTGTGCCACCAGCACGCTGCCCAGGGCATGCACATTGACATGCTGGCGCATGAGAAGTGGGCTGGGTGCCCCAACTCATATGACTGCAGCACGGTGAACACGTATGCCGGGGACTGTGAGCAGGACCAATCCATGCGGCCAAAGTGCCTGGTTGCGCTGCATTCCCGGCTGCTGCACATAGAACGCCAGCTTGATGCGCAGGCCACACGTGAACGCGGTCGCCCACGCAAACGCCAGGCACCTGCTGCACCGACCAGCGCGCCCCCTGGTATGTGATGCACAGGGCGGCATCCACAACCCGCAGCTCGGCAGGCGCGGCAGGCGCGGGCTGCGCACCAAGTGGCGCACCCAGGATAGGCGCGTCCCAGCGGTACCCCATGGGGCTGTGTGTGGCGCTCATGCTGCGGCCCCTGCGTGCTGAGCCGCTGCGGTCCGCTGGGCGGGTGCCACCCGTGCCGGGCGGGTGGTGAGCTGGCCGCGCTTCATGCCCAGCAGCACGGCGATGTTGTGGCTCATGCCGCGCAGGCACTTCTTGCGCCCGGCCAGTACTTCGCGCACCAGGCTGTCGTGCATGCCGTTTTCGCGTGCCCACTGGGCAACGGTGATGCCCTGGTAGTCGAGCCAGGCGCGGGCCTCTTCGGGGGTGCGTAGCTTGGTCATAATGGTGTGAGTTGGTGTTACAAAATCAGAAGGAAACCATGGCAGATGAATCACCCGAAGAGCCTTTCAAGGAAGACTTGCCAGGCTGGATTGGCCAGGTCGAGGACAGGGCCTGGCTGGCGGCGCGCGATGCGGCGGTGTCGCGCTTTGTGTTGGGCAACCTGGTGCTGGAGCTGGGGCAGAGGGGCGCCATTGATGCGCGGCGGTTCATTGGCCGGCTCCAAGCGGTGGCACCGCTGCACCCAGACCCACCGCATCAGCAGGCGATCCAGGAATTTCTGGTGGAGCTTCAACGTTGCCTGCCTGAACCTGGCGCCAGCGGCGCAGGTGGCGAGCCCGGCGTGCCGCAGGTGTTTCATTAACAAAGGGGCTGGGCGCGGGCATGTAAATAGCGGGTGCCTTGGCGCTGCGCAGTGCCTGCAGGCTGATCAGCAACCAAAACCAGTCCTGATAGCTGAGCTTGTTTTGTTGCGCCCGAAGTGCCCGCTTGAACAGCGTGCGCGGCCCTTGGCCGCGGCGGGCGGCAGCGCGCAGGAGCGGCTCAATCTGCAGGGCTGCGGTGACGATTTCGAGGTTCATTTTTTTTGGGCCTTCGGTGTGCGGTTAAGAGGTTCTAGGCTGGCTTGGGTGTGATTATGGTTCAAATATTTGAACCTTGCAACATGTGAGGTGCAATTTTTTATGAGTGTTGCTGATCGCTTCAAGAGCGAGCGCGAACGGCTTGCGCTGACACAGCCGCGTGTTGCCGACCTGACTGGTGTCGGCAAGACGACGGTTATCAATTGGGAAAAGGGGCTGTCATCGCCTACCGCCGTACAGCTTTCAGCGCTTGCTGAAGTGGGCTTAGACGTGCTCTATGTGATCACCGGCCAGCGCGCAGGCGGCGCATCAGCCCCGCCCCCGCCGCGTGCCGTGAGTGAGGGCGACCGCATCCTGCTGGACAACTTTCACGCCGCCCCCGCGCAGGTGCAGGCCGGGGTCAAGACAGCGCTTGGCGCTTTCGCGTCTGCGGGCGCTGGAGTAAAGAGCCGCAAGCGTGCGGCGTGATGTGGCTTTCGATTTACAAAGGGAGGAACGGCGATGGGCTTTTTATTCTGGGCATTGATCGGCGCGCTCATCGGGGTGTCGGCCGCGAAAAAACGAGGCCTTGGCACCGCCAGTGGCGTGGTGGGAGGAATGCTTCTGGGACCGTTGGCTGTGCTGATGTTTTTCGTCAGCGGTGACCGCAAGCGCTGCCCTGAATGCGATGAGTGGATCAGCAAGAAAGCGAAGATTTGCCCTCACTGCAAAAGCCAGCTTGGGGCATCGGTGAGATCATGATTCGCGCAGCACTGCTCACGCTGGCTTGCCTGGCGGTCTCACCCGTTTGGGCCATCAACAAGTGCACCATGCCGGGCGGCAAGGTGGTCTATCAAGATGCGCTGTGCGGTATCAGCAGCACCAATGCGCAAGAAATTAAGACGTGGACCAATAGCGGTTACAGCGGCGACACAACCAGGCCGTCAAAAACCAAGGGCGTGCAGCCCAATTCCAAGCTAGAAGGCCCAGAGCAGGCAGCGCCTTTGCTGGACTTGTACCGGCGCTGGGTAGACGCGGAGCGGTTGGCCATGGCCACCAGCCGCATAGCGCTGGCCGGGCCTGCGGCTGCGCTGCAAGGGCTGCAGCGTGAGGCGCAGGCCCTTAAATCGCCCCCCTGTTTGCAGATGGCGCAGATGTCACTTCAGACCCTGGTGGGCAAAAGCGTGGAGTCCGTCTTGCAGTTCATGGGCAAAGAGGAATTGACGGGCATGCTGTACCAGCATGTCGAGCGGCCTAAGTTGATCCCTCAGTTTGAGCGCGAGGTGGCCAATGCAAAGTGCGATTGAGCAAAGCAGGACGATGTAAGCCACGGTATGACTGACTTGGTGTGGGTGGCCATCATCAGCGCTGGTGCTGCCTTGGTTACGGCGCTGCTGACCCAATGCCTAGCCATACTAGGAGCGCATATACAAGCACGCCGTTCAGACAAGCGAGAAGCATTGCAATGGCAACGAACTGAGGCGTCCAGGCTTCGCGCATACAGGTCAGAACAAGGCCGAGAGTTGTGGGCTCTGGCTCTGGCATCACGCCGTAGTATGGAGGCCCGTATGCGCCAGGGGCCGGGCGCTTGGGTGCCTGGCGTGGCCGCTCCATCGCCTGCTGATGCAGCCGCTCAAGCCTATGCCGTTGCGCTGTTTGGGCTGCCTGATGCAGCTGCTGCAGCGAGAGATTTCTATAGGGCGAGTGCCGATCTGGAAGCCCGCATTGCGCAAGAATCTGATCTACAAGCTCTGCACGTTCTGGTGGCGCTGGAGGCGTGGAGCAAAGCCTTTGCATGGCTGGAGCAGGCTCTGCTGGATGGGGGCGGTGCAGTGGATTTGTAGGCATGGCCCCATGATGCGACTGCATACCGCCCACCAATAAGTAAAGCGTTTTACTCAGCCCCCAGGCCCTCAAAAGCCAACACTCAAGGCTCTTTCTCAAGAGCCTTTTTTGTTGCCCTTTCAAGGAGCCTGCAATGTCTGAAGCCGCGTCCAACCCCGCGTTCCCGACCAACAAGTACCCGCGTCTCACCAGCTGGTGGGTGATTGCGCTGGTGCTTTCCATCGCCGTGCTGCTGCTGTCGCCGGGGCAGTTGCCGGTGAGCCTCTACAAGCTCAACCTGATTGCCCTGGCCGCTGTGGCGGGCTACTGGATTGACCGCAGCATCTTCCCCTACGCGCGGCCCAACATTGACGCGCTGCGGCTGATTGAGCCCATGCCTGATTTTGAGGTGAGCAAGGCAGAGGTTGATCGCGGCATGGTCGAGACGGATCATGGCGAAGTGCCGCTGGCGCACCTGGAGTGCGCCATTGACGGTTGGCCGAACTATGGCGAGCTGTACTACTTTGCCGCCACGCAAATCCGTCGCGCGTTGATCGTGTCGGCAACCATCCTGGCCGTGTCGCTGGGGGCCTGATCATGCGTTCGGCCATTCGTCGATGCGCGGCCCTGTTGTTGGCCGCATGTGCCAGCCTGGCGCTGGCGCAAGTACCCCCGGCTGCGCAGCAGCACAAGCGCACACTGACGCGGGCGGCCCACTCGCAATGGGGGTTGGATGCCCCCGTGGCGGTATTCGCCGCCCAAGTGCACCAAGAGAGCGCCTGGCGTACCGAGGCCCTGAGCCATGTGGGGGCGCAAGGGCTGGCGCAGTTCATGCCCGCAACCGCTCGCTGGTGGTGTGGGGCAACTGGCACTGCCACTGCCGATTGCCAACCCAGCAACCCTACCTGGGCAATGCGCGCGCTTGTGGGCTACGACAAGTGGCTCTACGACCGCGCCCCTGCCCACTACACACCACGCGACCGCATGTGGGTCGCGCTGCGCGCATACAACGGCGGGCTAGGCCATTGGCAACGCGAGGCCGCCAGTACCGGGCTGGCCCGGCCTTCGCGCGCTCAGGTTGACGCGGCCTGCGGTAAAGCCCGCCGCGCGGCCGTGCACTGCAAAGAAAACCTGGGCTACCCCCACCGCATCCTGGTGGTGATACAGCCGCGCTATCTGCAGTGGGGGCCAGGGTTATGAGCTTGAGCCTGCGCTCCATCCTCGTCGCCGCCGCCATTGCGGCGGCAATCGCTGGCGTGAAGTTCTGGCAGTCCCACCTGGTCAGCAAGGGTGATGCCCAAGGCGCCACCCGAGTGCAGCACGCCTGGGATACGCAAGAGAACGAGCGCAACGCGGCCACCGCCCGCGACAACGCCACCAAGTTTCGCAATGCCGAAAGGACCGCCCATGAAGACGCCCAACGTGAGGCCGCGCGCCGCGCTCGTGATGCTGCTGCCGTTGCTGCTGTGCGCAGCCTGCACACCGAGATTGCCCGCCTCAACAGCCGCCCCGATCCCTACCCAGCAGGTGATGCCGGACTTGTCGCCTGCGCTGGCGAAGCCCGTACAGCCAGAGAGCTATTCGGAGAAAGCGCTGGCGCGTATCAAGAGCTGGCAGCAGAGGCTGACGGACTCCGAGACCAGGTGACGGGGCTGCAGTCCTTTGCCCGCCATGTGTGCGGTGCCGGCAAGACGGGGGGCACGGTTGATTGATGGCATCGACCGCGCCCAGGCGCGTGAGGCCGAGATTCTTTCGGATGCGTTGCGCGATCAGAGCCTGCGTGCGGGCCTGGTGGGCATGACGGCCGCTGATTCGGCCGAGGTGTGCCAGGCGCGTGGATGCGGGGAGGCGATTTCAGAGACCCGGCGCGCTGCCGTGCCGGGCGTGCAACTGTGTGTGGCGTGCCAGGCGCGTCGTGAGAAGAACAGAGGGATGCGATGACGCTGCAAATCGACTTTTGGCAACTGCTGGGTTTACTGCTCAGCGGTTTGGGCGCGCTGTGGGGGGTGGTGAAGATGGCCGCCGCGCAGGCGCAGCGGCATCAGGATGCAGCGCACGCCCAGCTGGTGACCCGCCTGGAGTCCATCGAACAAGCCAGCAGAGCCGAGGCGGGCAACTGGCAACGCGTGGAGCGCGAGATTTTGCAGCTTAAGGCGGAACTGCCGCTGAACTACGTGCGCCGTGAGGACTATGTGCAGTTTGCGGCAACCATCATGGCAAAGCTGGATGCCATCTCGCTGCGCTTTGAGAACGTGCTTTTGCAAAGAGGAAAGAGCCATGAATGAAGAAAGCCTGCGCCAGCGCATTGAGCTGGAACGCGCCCAGGCCACGCGAGACCGCAGCGCCTTCATGCGCTGGATCGTGCTGCTGGCAATGAATATCAACCGGCCCACGCATTCCACGTTGCGCTTTATTCTGGGGGTGGTGCGCGGTGAGTATGCCGATGCCACCGAGCTGCAGGTGCGCCGCGAGCTGGATTACCTGGAGAGCCGCGACCTGGTCAAGGTCTTCACCGATCCACTGGGCCAGGTGAGCGCCGAACTCACCCGCTTTGGCATCGACATTGCCGAATACACGGTGGACGTGGAGCCGGGCATCGCCCGCCCGCCCAAGGTGTGAACGATGGGCCGCAAGAGCAGCATTGACCGGCTAGACCCGGAGATCAAGGCGTATATCCAGGCCATGCTGGCCTCGGGCAGCATGACGCTGGATGAGTTGATTGGCGACCTGCAGGCACGCTTTCCGGCAGCAGCCCACACCTTGCCCAGCCGCTCGGCTGTGGGCCGTTACGGCAAGAAGCTGGAGCAGCGTCTGGCGAGCGTGCGCGCCACCACTGAGGCCATGCGCCTAGTGCGCGAACATGCGGGCGACGAGATGGACGCGCGCAGCGAGGCCCTGATGGCCATGGTACAGACGGAGTTGTTTGAGGCCATGATGGCTTTGAAAGAGGCCGATGACCCCGACACCGACCCGGCCGAGCGCGTGGCGCTGCTGAGCACGGCGGGCAAGCACCTGGCCACGCTTACCAGCGGCTCGGTGCGCCTCAAGCGCTACCAGGCCGAGGCTGAGGAGCGCGGGCGCAAGAAGCTGTTAGAGGAGCAGCGCGCAAAGTTGGAGGCCATGCCCAACAAGGGCGGCGTCACTGCTGACACCAAGGCCAAGATTCGTGAAGCGCTAGGGATTGCGTGATGCAAAAGCTCAAGGGCCGCGCCAAGTGCATTCCGAAGGATCGGGACGCGATCTTTTTGCCGTATCAGTCCAAATGGATCATGGACGAGTCGCGCCTCAAGCTGGGCGAAAAGTCTCGCCAGATCGGGTTCACTTGGTGTACGGCCTACGCAGTGAACGAACGTGCTTCACTACAGGGCGCTCGGTACGACGAGTGGGTGAGCAGTCGCGACGAAGGCGCAGCTCGTCTGTTCATTGAGGACTGTAAGTTTTGGGCGAATATCCAGAACCTGGCCGCAAAAGACCTTGGCGAGGTGCTTATCGACGCCAAGACTCGGGCCACGTCTCAGACGCTGGAGTTCGCAAGCGGGCGCAGGATCAACAGCATGTCCAGCAATCCGGACGCCCAGGCAGGTAAGCGAGGCTCGCGAGTGCTGGACGAGTTTGCCCTGCACCAGGATCAGCGCAAGATGTGGGCCATTGCCTACCCCGGTATCACCTGGGGCGGTGTGCTTGAGGCATTCAGCACACATCGCGGTTCCTACAGCTTCTTCAACCAGCTTGTGCGGGAGGCTCGCCATGGCGGCAACCCCAAAAAGCTCAGCCTGCACCGAGTCACTTTGCAGGACGCCCTGGAACAGGGCTTTCTGTACAAGTTGCAGCAGTCGCTGCCCGCCGATGCAGAGCAGCAGGCGATGAACGAGGCGGAGTATTTCGACTTTGTGAAGTCGGGTGCAGCTGACGCGGAATCGTTTGACCAGGAGTACATGTGCATCCCGGCCGACGACGATGCAAAGTTCCTGGAATACGGCCTGATCACCGCATGCGAGTACTCAGCGGGAACCGACTGGCAGCGCGGCCTGGAAGGCCCCTTCAACGGCCGCTTGTTTGCGGGCGTGGACATTGGCCGCAAGAAGGACTTGACCGTGCTGTGGGTGGTGGAGCAGCTCGGCGATGTGTTCTACACGCGTCACGTCGAGGTGATGGAGAAGATGCGCAAGAGCGATCAGGAGGCGATCCTCTGGCCTTGGTTCAAGATTTGTGACCGCGTGTGCATTGACTCGACGGGCCTGGGGATCGGCTGGGCGGACGACGCCCAGGACAAGTTTGGCGCGCAGCGGGTGGAGGGCGTCAACTTCACCGGGCCAGTGAAAGAGGCGCTGGCTTATCCGCTCAAGGGTGCCATGGAAGATCGCGCGGTGCGCATTCCAGAAGACCCAAAGATCCGCGCGGACCTGCGCAAAATTCAAAAGACCACCACCGCTGCGGGGAACATTCGCTTCGTGGCTGACGGTGAAGACAGCGCCGCCGTCAACGGCCACGCTGACCGCTTTTGGGCGTTGGCCTTGGCTTTGCACGCTGGCAGCAATCCGAGCGCTCCCATCGACTACATCCCCGTTCCCGGGCATTCGCGCGGGTTCGACAACAAGATCAACTCGCACGCCGACCTGGACTTCCCCATGCCGGAGCCAGGCGGCTGGTAAGGAGCAAGCATGGCAAAAATTCTGGGGCCTGATGGCCTGCCCATCACCACCGAAGCGCTGTCTGAGCCTCAGACGTCGCACTATTCGCACCTTCAGCGCGAGCTGCAGACCCACCCGACGCGCGGGCTCACGCCTTCCAAGCTGGCATCCATCCTTGACCAGGCCGAGCAGGGCGATTTGCTGGCCCAGTTCGACCTCTATGAGGATATGGAGGAAAAGGACGGCCACATTGCCGCCGAGCTGGGCAAGCGCCGCCGCGCGCTGCTGGTGGATTGGAGCGTGGTGCCGCCCGACAACCCGACGCCTGCAGAGAAGCGCAGCGCGGAGCTGCTGGCCGAGCTGGTGGGAGAGATTGCGGACTTTGAGGACGTGCTGTTTGACGTGACAGACGCCATCGGCAAGGGCTTTTCTTGCTGCGAAATCGAGTGGCACAAGCCCGGCAAGTATTGGGTGCCCAAGACGATCACGCACCGCCCGCAAAGCTGGTTCACCGTGCACCGTGGCTATCGGCAGCAGCTGCGCTTGCGCAGCAACACCACGGTGGATGGCATCGTGGGTGAGCCGCTGCAGACTTTTGGCTGGATTACGCACGTGCACAAGGCCAAGAGCGGCTATTTGGAGCGCACGGCCATGTTCCGGCAGCTGGTGTGGCCCTACCTGTTCAAGAACTACAGCGTGGGCGACCTGGCTGAGTTTCTGGAGATCTACGGCATCCCGGTTCGCATCGGCAAATACCCCAGCGGTGCCAGCGAAAAGGAGAAGATGACGCTGCTGCGGGCGCTGGTGGGCATTGGCCACAACGCGGCAGGCATCATCCCTGCGGGCATGGAGCTGGATTTTCTGGACGCGGCCACGGGCGACCCCAAGGCTTTTGAGCTGATGCTCAACTGGTGCGAGCGCACCCAGTCCAAGGTGATCCTGGGCGGCACGCTCACCAGCGGCGCGGACGGCAAGAGCAGCACGAACGCGCTGGGGAACGTACACAACGAGGTGCGCAAAGACCTGCGCGACAGCGACATCCGGCAGGCCTGCAGCACGATCACGCGCGACCTGCTGTATCCCATGGCTGCGCTCAACGGCCTGGCGCCCGAGGGCATGCGCCGCTGCTCTGTGTTCCGGCTGGATGTGGGCGAAACCGAGGACATCAAGGTGTTCGCGGACGCCTTGCCGAAGCTGGTGGATATCGGCTTTGAAATCCCGGTGCAGTGGGCGCAGGAGCGGGTGGGCATCCCTCAGCCGGAGAACGGCGAGCCGGTGCTGCAGGCGCCCGCCGCCACGACTTGGCAGCCGGATGTGGCGGCGGCAACGGGCCGCGTGCCGTACCCCACCCGTTTCCGGGGCGTTGCAGCTGCTGCAGGGCTGGCGCCTGCCGACCAGCCGTCTGCAAGCCCCCAGGGTGCCATGCAGCCTCGGCTCGCGGCGGCGATCAGGCCGCGCGCTGCCGCGTGGGTCGACAAAATCCGTGAGCTGGTGCAGAGCGCCGCCACCCTGGAGGAAATCCGGGACGGCATCGCGGCGCTCGACCCAGACATGAGTCTGGATGACTATGCAGCGGCCATGGCCGAGGCGCTTGCGGCCGCGCAGCTGGCTGGCCGGTATGAGGTGCTGCAGGAGGCGCGTGGAAATGGCTGATGTCGCCTATGGGAGCCTGCCGTTCCGGGAAATGATCGAGTTTTTCCGGCGCAAGATGAACCTCACCACAGAGTCATGGATCGACGTGTACGCGGCCGAGCATGAGTGGTCGTTTGTGGTGGCTGGGGCCAACCGGGACGCCATCGTGCGCGACTTCCGCGAGGCCGTGGACAAGGCGATTGCCGACGGCACGACGCTGGAGGAGTTTCGGCGCGACTTCGACCGCATCGTGGCGCGCTACGGGTGGGACTACAACGGTGGTCGGGACTGGCGCACCCGTGTGATTTACGAGACCAACCTGAACACCAGCTATGCGGCGGGCCGGTGGGAGCAGCTGCAGGCGGCTCCGTTCTGGCAGTACGAGCACGCCGATTGGGTGGAGAACCCAAGGCACCAGCATTTGGCCTGGGATGGCCTGGTGCTGGCCCGCGATGACCCCTGGTGGCGCACGCACTACCCACCCAACGGCTGGGGATGCCAGTGCAAGGTGATTGGCCTGTGGCCACGCGACCTGGCCCGGCTGGGCAAGTCCCAGCCGGACCAAGCGCCCGAGGTCGTTTGGACGGATCGGCTCATCGGCCAGAACAGCCCAGGCGGCCCGCGCCAGGTCAGCGTGCCGGAGGGCATCGACCCCGGCTTCGAATACGCGCCAGGCCGTGATCGGTGGCGTGCGTACAGGGGCACCTGATGGCTGGCGCGCGTTTTGATGGCACCGCCGCCCAGGCCAGCCTGAACCGCCTGCTGGGTGGCATCACGAACCCGAGGCCACTCCTCGAGGAGCTTGGGGAATACGAGCTGCGCAGCACACGCGGCCGGTTCAAGACCCAAACGGCGCCAGATGGCTCTGCCTGGGCGCCCCTGCAGCCTTGGTACAAGCGCGAAAAGCGCCGGAACAAGGAACGCATCCTGACCCTCAACGGCTTCATGCGCAGCGGGCTCGTATGGCAGATGGTGGGCGAGCGCACGGTGGAGGTAGGGAGCAATCTGGTTCAAGCCGCCATTCATCAGTTCGGCGGCGTGATCCGCCCGCGTGCCGCAAAGCTGCTCATGTTCCGGGGCCACGTCGCCAAATCGGTGGAGATTCCGGCCCGACCGTACTTGGGCCTATCGAAAGAGGACGAACGCGAGCTGGTGGAGCGCACGCTGGACTGGCTTAGGACGACAGGGGGCCTGAAATGAGCAATCCTTGCATGGTGCTGGACGTCACCGAACACGACCAATGGGCGCCGTTTCGCGGGTGCCACCGCATACCGGACGATTGCCGCCCCACGGTGCTCCACCCGTCACGGGAAGTGGCAGAGCAGGAGGCGCTGCGCTTGGCCACCGCCCACCCGGAGCGCATTTTTGCGATCTTGGAGGCGGTAAGCGCCACCCGGACTGTGAGGGTGCCCACGCACATCACGCTGGGCGGCCGGGTGTTCGCTGAGCGGAACCTCGCGCGGTTGATGCAGGTTGGGGATGGTCGGGACGACGTGCCGTTTTGATGCCCGTTGCTGGGGATAATCTGGCCGGTACCCCGGAGGTGAGATGGGACGCCTACTGAAAATTGAGCTGCTGCCTGAGGCCGAGCGTATTGCGATTGACCGAAGCATCCGGGAACACCGTTACATGCTTCTGGATGAGATCGTGGCGGATTTAGCGGCTCAGAAAATCGCTGTGGGGCGGTCCAGCCTTCACCGCTATGTCGTGAAGTTGCGCGAGAAGGATGCCACCCTCGCGACTCCCGAAGAGGGGACCATTGTGACGATCGTGGAACGCGGCAGTGGCGAGGTGCGACTGGTGAAGACTGCCGCAAGTGCTGAGGCAATCGCGACCCTGATCATGACGTTCCGTCCGAACCAGCCTATTTCGTGACAGGAAACGGGTTTTCAGAAGCCTATATCCCTCTATGGGCCACAACATCCCAAAAAGCCCAAATATCGCGCCTCTCGCCTTTCCTTTATCTCACTCCCGTTCAGTTTCCACATGGGCAAAGTGCTCCAGGGCCCAGGCCAGGCAGGTGGTGGAGTCCTGGCCTCCGGAAAAGAGGACGAGTGCGTGTCCGGGTCTCATGGGTTCTCCAGGTCAAACGGGGATGGGATGTAGGGGCTGGACGAAAAAAAGCCCCGCACTGCGGGGCTGCGGGGCTGTGGGGATGATGCCTGCCGGAGCGGTCAGGCCATCATCACGGCGATGAACGCCAGCAGGAACATCATGATGCCGCCCACCACTGGCAGCACCACGGGGACCACGT